CCTATCTTTCGTTAAAAAGCTGGATTGTCAAACGGTTGTTATATCGTTGCCGTGGCGGCCTGAGATTTTCTTTGATACCTGGAAACATAGAAAGCCAAACGAGCATCTACACCACTTCGACGCGACGAGCTTAAGGCTTTTTATGAAGTCACAGGGCTGGGAACAATTGGCAATTTCTCACCACGAAGATATAATCCGCAAGGGCGTAGGATCGTTGCCTAATATTTTAACTATGTCGTTTTCACGGCTAAGAAGATAAATTTTGTAGATACGTTAGCGTATCTTACTTTTACGAGATGAAAATTTTAAACCTGTATGCAGGCGTTGGCGGAAACGCTGAAAAGTGGGACGGCATAACGCATGAAATAACACACGTAGAAATCGACCCGAAAATAGCCGCCGTTTTACAAACCAGAAAACCGGGGCATATTGTTATTGTCGCGGACGCCCATAAATTTTTACTACATAACTTTAATGACTTCGACATAATTTGGGGGAGCCCTCCGTGTCAATCGCATACTAAAATGATCCGTTCAGGCAGAAACCGGAAGCCGACCTACCCGGATTTTAAAATGTACGAAGAGATAATGTTGCTGACCAGTGATTTTAAAGGGGTGTGGGTTTACGAAAACGTAGTTCCTTATTATACACCTCTATTGCCCCCAAAAGCTAAATTAGGCAGGCATTTATTTTGGTCTAACGTTGACATATCGCCGTTTGACGCCCCTAAATTTGAAGGCCTTATGTCCAGACAAACGGTTAAAGATAAACAGGATTTACATAACTGGCTAGGTATACACTACCCCGGAAACATTTATTACGGAAACAACCACTGCCCCACGCAAGTTTTAAGGAATTGCGTGCATCCGTTAGTAGGCGAGCACGTTTTAAACTGCCTACTTAAAAATCTATAAACAAAAAACCGGGTTAATTGCCCGGTTTTTTAATGTCTTTCTTCCCGGCTGGTTTCGATATTTCTTTTTTCTCATTGCCCTCCGCGCTTTTAACTTTCTCCTTAAACTCGTCCAGGGTTTCGTCGCTCCCGAGCTCGAGCGTATCCGTTTTTTCGGCCGCTGCTATTTGTTCCTCGCTTGCCTGCTTAAAAGCCTCTATAGTTTGCGCGGCGCCTTTGGCCTGCAATATTTCGGCGTCGCCCTCGCTTACACTGATTTTTTTACCTTTACGGATATGTAGTTTGCCAGTACCTACTAATTTTACCTGCTTCATAAATTGTTATTTTATACAAGGTAGCAAAAATTATACAAAATAAATTTGCTGGATACGCTAGAGTATCTTATCTTTGTGTAACAATTAAAAACTATGCAACAAACATTCACGCCCGAATTCATGCACGCTAATTGCGGCTGCTATAGCCCTTGCCAACTTAATGCCTGCTCTTTTATGCAGCAACCGGAAATAACTTTATCCGCTATTATTAACAGCGAAATTCCGCTAAAAGATAAGTACTGGTTTGTATGTAAAAAACTTGCAACTAAAGAACAAAATCAGCAAATAGCTATTCGCTGCGCTGAAATTGTATTGCCTTTTTACGAAGCAAAATACCCCGATAACAGCGCCCCGCGCGAAGCTATAGAAGCGGCAAAGCTATTTATTACAGGCCATATAAGTATTGATATATTACTGGTTAAACGCCGTGCTGCTGCCGCTGCTTATGCTGCCGCTGCTGCCGCTGCTGCTGCCGCTGCTGCTGCTGCCGCTGCTGATGCTGCTGATGCTGCTGCCGCTGCTTATGCTGCCGCTGCTGATGCTGCTGATGCTGATGCTGCTGATGCTGCTTATGCTGCTGCAATGAAACAACAATTACATGGCTATCTTATAGAAATTTGCGGTTAAAAAAAAACCCTCCGCCTTTCAAGTGCGGAGGGTTTAACCCTTAAAAAACTATACTGCTTATGATGCTACTGAGCCGTCCAGTAACGCTTTAGCTACACTAAAGTCGCCCTGTACAAACGCCGTTACCTGGTTTGACTTAATAAAGTGCGCTGCGCGCATTTCCGCCAAAATAGTAACGAGGTTGTTAGTAAAATCGGCGTTTACATAACCCATGCTCACCACTACGTCCTCACGCAAAGCAAGATAAGATTTTGTAAAGTCGCCTAACAGGAATTCGCCTGCTGTTACGCCTGTATTCTCTACGCCCAGCATACCAGCAACCCGGCGGCCGTCCACTGTAGTAAACGGAGGCAATACATAAATGCCCTCGTCTGTCTTAGTGAGGTCCATTACGGCAGCGTCCCAGGGGTTAATAATAAAATAGTTAGGGATAAAATTACCCAAACCATTTACCGCTACCTGGGCAGCCGCGGCGCGTAAAACGTCAAAGTTATTTGCGTTAATAACGCCGTTTGCAAGATCCGTACCCGCCACACTGAAATCGGGCGCGTATTCTAAAATACCTTTTAGGTTTTCGCCTGTTCCGTCGCCGCTTAAAAGTTGACTGTCCAGCTTACGCAATACCGCTTCGATCAATTCCTGGCGGATTTCTGCAGCCATGTAAGGCAAGTCGTCCAGGTTCTCTTTAGAGGTCTTTGTAAACTTCGCAATTTTCTTTATACGCATATTCCTTTCAACCGTGTCGAAAGTGTTTTGCGGTTTAGCTGCGCCCTCCGCAACCATACCGGCGTCGCCCTCGATCCCGGTTTGTTCGGCCCAGGCTACATACGTTTTTGAAGTAGGTCGCACGCTTACGAGGTCGCGTAAAAACGGCCTGCGTTGTGGCACGCGTGTATAGTCGCTTATCCAGTCGGTAAGCCCTATAGTGCCCCCACTGTATGAGCTTGTTACGGTAATAGGATCCGTGTTTGCTTTCAGGATAAAACGCGCGCTCCCGTGCTGGTTACCGTTCTTAAGGTCTGCCATTGCCGCTTTCACGCTCTGCGTGGTTTCCTTAATAACTCCGCCGTTAGCGTCGTCAATATAGGCCATATTGCCATCCATGCACTTTTTGAGCTGGGCAGTAATGCCCTCACGGTTTGCGCCACCTGGTCCGCCGCCGTCTTTTAGCTTTTTGATCTCCGCAGACATTTCGTCGATCTCTTTTTGTTTTGTCTTGTCGCGCTCGTCTGCCTTAACTACAAATGTGTCGAATTCGCCTTTAAGCTTTGCCGCCTCCGCTATTTTGTCCTCGAGTTTTTTAACCTCCAGGCTAATAGCGTCACTTTGAGCCTTTGTAAGCTTTTCAGTTAATTTCGTTTTCAGGTCCTCGAGCTCTTTTAACAAGTCCGGGGCTATTGCGTCAAACAATACCAGCCCGTTAATTTTAGCCACTTTACCAAGTAGAATGCCCCCGCCGATAACGCAAGTAAGCGCCGGGGCGAAAGGTACTGCCCAAACCGTGCTTAGCACGAACGCGGAAATTACCGCAAACATTAATTTTAATACCAGTTTCATTTTGCTTCTTTTTAGTTAATTGATTGTATAAATTTTCGCACCTGTTCTGCGTAATCTTCGCCCGGCAAAGTGTTTTGGTCTTTCGGCTTTGTGGTATTTTTGAAGTCGCAAATTATTTGTGTAAGCTGCTTAGTCTCTATTAGCAGCATTTCTATAGTCTCATCTGAGGCAGTGGAATTACGGCAAAATTTCTCTAAAGCCTCGTTACGTTCTGTAAATTTCTTTATGTCGTCGTCTGTTACGCCTTTCATGCCAAGTAAAGGCGTTAACTCATTCGACCCCCAGCCTGTTAAGCTCGAGCCCTCCCATAACTTAGCCTCTGTTATTTCGTACCAGCCTTTCGCAGGGTTTTTGACGTAGCCTTCATAGTCCGGTAGCTGGTTGCGTTTTATGGTTACAAAACCTACACTGTGCTCGGTTATTAGCCCGCTTTCGACCATTTTTATAAAGTCTTGCCCGAGGGTGTGCGACCCGGTTTCGCTGGTATACAGTAGCCCTTTTTGGTCCTCGAATAACTCCGTAAGTTTACCCAGCGGCTTATTTACGTCATGGTTCATAAGGTGTTTGATCCTGGGCGCGGAGCTTTTAGGCCCCCTTTCATTAATCGACTTTGTAAAAGCGCCGGGGCGAATTATGTCGCCGACTGAGTCGACGTTACCAAAGTTCGAAAAATACCCGGTTACAATGCCTTTTTTGCCGTCTACGTCTTTGATCGTGGCGGCTGCCTGCTGGGTTTTTACGCTGTATACTATTTTCATTTCAGCACTAAATTAACGATTTTTCAATACTAAAGAAATTTGTTGTAGTGGCGCGCTCGCAGTCGAGGCGTTGTTAACCCCTTTTATACTCACGTAATCCCCCTCGACAACACTGAAACTGTGCGTATTATCACTGAATACGCCCGCAACGGATCCCCCGGCTATGGTAAGCGTTAAGGTCGTGTCTACCCCGTTTTTACGTACAGTTATTACCGCCGAGCCGTTGGCCGGTTGCCCGCTGGGGGTTACCACTTTTAAACCGGAAATAACCCCGTCGCCACCTTGCGGTATAACTATGCGCCTTACGTCCTCGGCCGTGTTGAAATTAGAAAAGCCGTTTCCCGGAGCGACGAAATTAGCCCCGCCGCCGCTGGGTATTGTGTTAGACGCTGCGTACGTTGCCATAAATACCTGTTTTACGTACGGGGTTGTTAACCCGGCCCCCACCGGGCTAGTAAAAACCGCGTCCAGCGCCGTCAAGGCCGCTGCCACGCTTACCGGGGCACTGCCCGCGCCTGCTATCCTTAAATTCGCGAGAGGTATTTTGTAGTTATCCGCGCCCAGCTCTAAAAGCAAGATGCCCGCAGGGGTAAATTCATACTTGTAAGGACCAGCATAATTCACTTTCTGCCAGCTATCAATGGTAAGTACAATTTTACCCCCTGTGCTGCTTAACGATATGTCGTAGTTTGCCATTTTATTTTAAAGTTTAATTGGTATGCCGTTACTGTCTTTATAAACCCGGTAGCCCTGTGTGCACCTGCATTGTATCACGTCCGCCGCGCTGCCGTTCGGGTCCCCTGGGAATTGTAAATCTTCATAACCCCCGTCACGTTTTGGTATCTTAAACGGCTCGTCCATTTCCACGGTCAAACCGTTTACCGATCTATGGTTAAACGCGTCCAGCGGCGTCGTCCTCGTCCTGAAATCCTGCCCGGAAATCCAATATTTCTGCATCTTAAAACCCGCTTTCTTAGCCCCCTGTATAGATCCAAAATTTGCCGCTCTCAGTACCTCCGTGCGTGTAATTACAAACGCCCGGACTTTAGGGAAATCGGCTTTTATAAGCTCCTCCGCTATCATGCTGATAGACTTATTTTCTTTTTGTCCCTCGATTATGCTTTTAATGATCCAGGCCCGCATTGTGTCCGTTATTAGTAAAACGGCTTTCTCTAGTAAATGCTCTCGAAAATAGGCTATTATTTCCTCTATTATGTCCTCGTTATACCCTAACGGTAGTAAAGCTTTTTGCGTCGCGACCTGTCGCCTTACTTGCTGGTAGGCCCTGCCCCCCATAACCCGGCCCGCGTCCGTGTATAAGTCTGTAAGCGTTCGCGATATTTGCAGCCCGCTTATGCTTATAATCGCCATTTGCAACGCCAATTCGGTAGACGGGTAATTTGTTGCGTCGCGTATCATTTGCAACAAATTAGCGTATATTTTCGGTTTCCAGTACTTTTCACGCGTTGCCCGGTACTGCATATTCGTTGCCCATATTTGCGCCGGGGTTTCCATTATCCTGTAACCGCTTTAACTGCCCACATAGCTGCTTCCTCGAAAGTGGTTTGCGCTATACTTATAAGCCGCAATGTTTCCGGGGTGTGCGTATATCTTTCGTCTTTGCGAAAAGACTCAAGCACGTCTATTAATTCGGCTGATTTTTGTTTAAGGCATTCTACATTGCCCGCTTTAGCAGGGTTAAACTCCGTACGGACACGGGTTTCGCCTAATGTTTTATTACTCATATATCGCTATTTATTAATTTTTCAATATTTACGTTTATTTTTAGTACCTCCCAGTTAACCGTCTCGCCTGCTAAGTGCGCCGTTATCGCGTTGGCTAACTTCTTACGCCGAAACATTAGCCTTTGCATCTTGTAGGCGCATTTACGCTCGGCATTAGTTACCGGCAGAACTTTGTCCAGGATCTGCGCTGTCGTCATTGTTTAAACCCTCCATCGGATCCGGTAAAATGTCTTGCTGGTCGATAGCCCGGTAGCCCGATTTTATTAATGGTTTCTGCATTTCCGGTAATTCCGTGCGCTCGTATTTCCAAAGCTCGCGGATCTCGTCGCCTGTTAAGCTAACAGGCATTGCGGCGACCGCTGTCATTTTCTTACCTAGGTCCTCCTGTAGCTCTTGTACCTCGCTAAAGTCAAAGCCGATATATTTACCCTCTTTAGCGAGCCCCTTGTTAAACGCCTCCTCGAAAGCGTCGGCCAATGGCATACAGGCGCTGGTATACATTTCTTTTTTAAACTCGGCCGTGTTGTTAAACGTCCCCCGTTCTGTCGAATTAAACAACAAGTCCGAAACCCCGTACAAGTTACAAAGCTTTTTAAACTTCATGCCCTGAATGGCCATTAACTCAATGTCGGCCATCTTCATACCCGTTTGCAGGTAACCGGCCTCGCCACTTACCGGGAAAGGCGCGCCCGCGTTTTCGTCCTCCGCCGACCATTGTTGCAAGTCACGTTTAAAGGCGTTATGGCTTGGCGCCTCTACGTCGGCGTCCTTTATGTAGATTATTCCGGGTACGCCTCCGTTTTTCAAAACCGCCTCCTCCCGGTCCTCGCCGGTATTAAGTACCCTCAGCGTTTTTTCTGCCGCCTTTAAAGGCGATAACCCCCGCAAGTGTGCACCGTTACGGTCGTAGGTAGGGTTCGGCATTTTGATATGTATAACGTCGTCCGGGCTTACGTTCTTTAGTCCTATGTCTGCGCCACTGTATAGAAATTCGTAGCTCGATACCACGTACGGAAAGTCGCCCGTTATGGCTATAGTGGTATCAGAGGCGGAAAATATATAAAGCCCTATCGTGTCGCCGTTAAGCTTCTTACGTTTGTAAATAAATACTTCGCCGTGTAGCAGGTAAAGGCACATAGCCAACTCTATAAATTCCCGGTTTGACTGGTATTTGTTCGGCTCGGCTAACAGGATATTAAGCGGGTCGGTCTCGGGCAGTTCGGTTAAACTCTTTACGTGAAAAGCCCTGTGCAATAATGTTTTGTAGGTTTTTTGTGTTTTGGCTTTACTGTAGGCATATAGTGGCACTGCCGCCGTCGCCCTTGCTATTTTAGTAATAACTGAGTAAACATCTATCGAGGTAACGAATTTATCCGTATAACTGGAAATCGACCAGTTGGGGTAAATGCTGTTGCTGAAAAGCCCCTGTATAGGGTAAAAACGAGAGGTCGCAACGGATAAGGCTTTGGCCTGGGTTACCTGCGTGCTCTCGGCGAGCCGCTTTACCTCGGTTTCTAAAGCCTTAATCTTTTTAATGTTGAATAGATCCAAAGCACAAGTTTTGGTAAATATACAAATTTGTTAGTACCATTTCTTTTTACCCTTGCTTAGTTTCGTAAACGCGGCGTATCTGAGGGCGTCCAGGGCATGGTCATTGAACTTTACAGGCTCGTCCAATACTTTACCGTCCTTATCCGTTTTCCACTTGTAAGACTTTGCCTCTTTAATCAAATTGGTACTTTGCCGGGTAATGTAAAGCGGCATAGATTTTACGAATTGTATACCGTCATACACGGACTTGTCCGCGGGCGTCGCCTTTAAACCCATGCGCTTTAGCTCCTCAATAGTTTTGGGCTCCGCGGCGTCGCACACTATCTCGCAGGACTTTGTGAGGCCCATTATTTTTATAACGTCGGTAAGGTCGTTTGTCGTTAGCTTAGTCTCGTAAATGATCTCCTCGGCGTATAACTTTTTGTCCCGTATACCCACTTTAACCAGCGCTGAGGGGTTATTATAGCCAAAGTCCAGCCCGTAAAATACCTGTTCGCACTCGGGAAAATGATCTATGATTTTCCAGTTGGTGTATATGGTTTCGGACGAAACGCCACGGAGCCCCAGGCCAAAGACGCGCCAAAGATTGTCGTCTATTTCCTGCAACCCTTCTATTTCCTCGATCTGCCACTTTGTTAAGTTGCCCCGATTGTTTTTATAGGTAGAATGAATTTTTTTATTTCCTGGTTTGTCAGCTACGTTATAAACCCAGCTATACTCATCCGCCGGGTTGTAATCGAGGAAAATAGTTTCCCTGGTACGCATGGCAAGTTGCGTGTATGTCTCAAAGCTTATTAAGTTAGCCTCGTTAACTATTAGAATATCACGGCCGGGGCCTCTCACTTTCTTAGCGTCCTCCGCCCCGAAAAATTCAATATACCCCTTTTTAAACGTGTAAAGGTTATCGGTCCGGTTAAAGTCGTCCTCGCGGAAAAACTGCCAGTCCTGGGCGACGTCTAAAAAGTCTTTCCTGGCTCCTTTCTTAAGGTGAGGCAGTGAGGGCGATACTACGCTGATCTCTTTACCTCCGTAAATTTCCGGGTGTTGCGAAATATAGGCCGCTAACTGCATTTCGCTAAACGTCTTACTGCTTCGACTGCTGCCCTCGTTTACGATAGCCCGAAACTGCTTACTGTCGTAGGCTTTTTTATTCGCTTCAAATACTGGGGTATACGTCGGCATTTATTCCGTCTCCTTTATAGGGTCGCAGTCCGGGGCGGGTACGAATTGAATTACCGGGGCTACGTCTTCGCCTTTCTTGTTGGTGAAACCTGTCTCTATTTTCTCCCTCCAAAGATCCGGGCGTCTGTTCATTAACCAAAACTTAGCGGCCATTGTGTCCGGCGGGTAGTGCTTTATTGTCTCGGTAGCTACCACGCTGGAGCCCATGCCTGAGCCATCCGATACTACGTGGAAAACAGTTTCTTTGTGCTTATAACCCATAGCCCTGTTGTATAATCGCTTTGCCACATTTGCGTCGGCCTCCTCTTTGCCCGCGCGTAAAGCTGCCAAAAAGGACGGGTATCGCTTTTTCCAGTTGGTTATCGAGCTTACCCGTACCCCAAAAAAGTTAGCAAGATTTTCATCCGTTGCACTCAATAAAGCAAGCTTAAACGCCTGAGTGTCAAACTCTTTTTTATACTTTGTTTTTCGGCCGATCTTCAACCAGTCCTCCGGTTTCTTTTTTGGCGTTGCCATATAAAACTATTTTACCAAAGTTACATATTTTTCAATTCGCGCCTTTAAAGCATACATTAAAGCGTCCTGCCCCTTAATTTTTGCCGTAATAGCTGTTAAAACGTCCTCGTCTATCGTGTTTTTTACTATTAATCTGCTATTTATTACGGGCTTTGTTTGCCCCTGCCGGTCTA